CAATATGATTTTTTACTAAATAGTGTCAGGAAACGGAAAAGATTTTCTCCGTGGCTTAAAAAAGAGAAGATTCAAGATCTTGATGCAGTCAAATCATACTATGGTTATAGTAATGAAAAGGCCCAACAAGCACTGAAAATTCTAACAAAAGACCAAATTAATTATATTAAATCTAAACTTGATGTTGGAGGCAAAAGATGAGTACCTTTGTTGAACCAGAAGTCAATTGGTCGCAAGACCAAATGGTGGAAGTGGTTCTGAATGAACCAGATGACTTCCTAAAAGTCCGTGAGACACTCACTCGTATCGGTGTTGCCTCGCGCAAGGAAAAGAAAATTTATCAGTCATGTCACATCCTGCACAAACAGGGTCGTTATTACATTGTTCATTTTAAAGAGTTGTTTGCTCTTGACGGTAAACATGCAAATTTGACTGTGAATGATGTTCAGAGACGCAATCGAATTATCAATCTAATTTCTGATTGGGGACTGGTAACTATTGTTAAACCAGATTCTATTACTGATGTAGCTCCTTTGAATCAAATCAAAGTTCTTTCTTATAAGGATAAGGGAGATTGGGTTCTTGAGAGTAAGTATAATATTGGTAAGAAAAAGAAGGTAGAACCCTGATATTTTCGGTATACCCAACAAAAGAGGATCGGTTTCACACCCTTCCTCTTTTTTAATGTCTTGATATATAATAAGTGATGGGTTTGGTTATTTAACTACCCATACGCTAAAGCGGAGTCCAATGGATCCGTAATTCAACCCAACAGACGCTTAAGGAGGTCTATTATGTTACTCGCAAAATATAACACGGGAAACATTGACAAATTTTTAAATGATATTGAAAAATATAGTATTGGTATGGATGAGTGGTTTCACCGTTTGGGAACGGTTCACGAAACAACTTCTAACTACCCACCATACAACTTGATTAAGGAGAGCGAAACGGAGTTTCGTTTAGAGATTGCTCTTGCAGGATACAAAAAAGAAGATATTGAAGTTTTCACCGAATGGAATAAACTCTTCGTTGAAGCGAAGAAGGCGGAAACTTCTGATGTAGGGGAATATCTTCATAATGGTCTTGCAAAGAGGGCCTTTACGAGGACTTGGACACTTTCCGATGATGTTAAAGTTTCTGATGTCAAGTTTGAAGATGGATTACTCCATGTCAAACTAAATAGGATTATTCCTGAACATCAGAAACGAAAGGTGTATGAAATCCTTTAAGCAGTTCTTAGAACAAGTCGGAAACATTAAACAGATTTCCTACCCTGCTGCCGTTAGGCATAAAATCTACAATCCGTTGACTGGAAAATCAAAGGTAGTCCCTGCAGGAAAAGCTGTGCCTAAGAATCCAGGCGGGGGTGGGAGTGGAAATTCCGCAGATGGTGACGGCGCATAAATATTCATTGAATATCGTCGGCCGCTGGGGTTCAACTGGCAAAATCCAGTTGACACCCCCATTTTTTTGTGTTATCGTAATAGGAGGTATGGAGTAATTATGGCTGTTAAATTGGCCCTTTTAAAATCTGGTGAACAAGTAATCGCAGATATTATGGAGTTGGTAAATGAGAATGATAAAGTCATCTCTTTAGTTTTTTCAAATCCATATGTTGCACGGTTGTTGACACCAGAACTATTAATGGAAAATAGTGTGCAACTGAATGACGAGATTGAACATAAGGTTGCATTTTCTCCTTGGATTGTCTTATCTGCGGATAAAAAAATTGCAGTTGACCCAAAATGGGTAGTATCAATTGTCAATCCGCACGAATGGATTAAATCATCTTATGAAGAAAAGATGAATGCAGTAACTGCAGAACAATCTCAATCCGAAAATTCAATTGCAGATATTTGGGCCAATGTCCCAACAGTTGATGAAGAAGATGATAATTCAACTTTGATCGAAAATTTTGAAGTAATTACCGAAGAAACAAATGGATGATGTGCAAGTTATTGTTCTAGTTAGTGGAACAATTTTAATTTCAAGAATTACGGCAGTAGTATCTGAACTTGGAGAACCTGATTGTAAATTGGTAAATCCCTATCAAATTTATGATAAAAAACTCACTCCATGGTTGTATGAGTTGACTGATTCAACTGATGCAATTATGATATCCTCTGATAAGATCTTGACTTTGGTGGATCCCAAAGAAACTCTACTTAATGATTATTTGAACCTTACTCAATGAAATTTTATACGAATGTCTTTCTTCTTGGTAATGATATCCTTGTCCGAGGTTATGAAAATGGAAAACATTTTACAGTAAAAGAAGAGTTCTATCCTACATTTTATGTTCCCTCAAAAAAGAAAAGTGAATATAAAACTCTTGATGGTCAGGCTGTAGAACCTATTCGCCCTGGAACAATTAGAGATTGTAGGGATTTTCTTGAGAAGTATTCTGGTGTGGACGGATTCCGTGTATATGGAAACGATAGATTCATTTATCAGTATATTGCGGAGAAATATCCGGAAGATGAGATTAAGTTTGATATTAATAAAATCAAACTTGTTACGATTGACATTGAGGTTGCTGCTGAAAGTGGATTTCCTGATGTCTTTAATTGCGCCGAGGAACTCTTGTTGATTACGGTGCAGGACTATAATACTAAACAGATTACTACATTTGGTTCTCGTCCTGCAAAGGTTACGCAGGAGAATGTAAAATACATTTATTGCAAGGATGAGTATGCTCTTATCGGTTCTTTTATGGATTGGTGGCAGAACAATACTCCAGAAGTAATCACTGGTTGGAACTGTGAACTTTATGACCTTCCATATCTTGTGGGTCGTATTTCACGACTGATGGGGGAGAAGGCTGCAAAGAAACTTTCCCCATGGAATATTGTTCGTGTCAATGAAGTCACAATCTCCGGTCGCAAACAACTCAGCGTTGATATTGCAGGTGTTTCGATTATTGATTATCTAGATCTTTACAAGAAATCTCCTGCAACTCCCAATCAGGAAAGCTACCGACTGGATCATATTGCTTTCATGGAGTTGGGTCAGAACAAGTTGGATCACTCTGAGTATGATACTTTCCGAGACTTTTACTCTAATAATTGGCAAAAGTTTGTAGAGTACAACATCGTCGATGTGGAACTCGTAGACCGACTTGAGGACAAACTCAAGTTAATTGACCTTTGTTTCACTCGTGCATTTGACGCAAAGGTAAACTTTAATGATATTGCTTATCAAGTAAGAACCTGGGATGCAATTATCTACAATTATCTTCTTAAAAAGAATATTGTAATTCCTCAAAAGGAACGCAATACTAAGGATGAAAAGTATGCAGGTGCTTATGTTAAAGAACCTATCCCTGGATCTTATGATTGGGTTGTAAACTTTGACCTTAACTCCCTGTATCCTCATTTGATTATGCAATACAACATCTCACCAGAAACTCTTCTGGATAATCGTCATCCCAGTGTTACTGTGGATAAGGTTCTGAAGAAAGAACTGACATTTGAAATGTATAAGGACTATGCGGTTTGTGCTAATGGTGCAATGTATCGCAAAGACATTCGTGGGTTCCTTCCAGAACTCATGGAGAAGATGTATAACGAACGGGTTATCTTCAAAAAGAAGATGATTGAAGCGAAGAAAGCTTATGAGAAAACCCCAACGAAAGAACTAGAGAAAGAGATCTCTCGTTGCGATAATATTCAAATGGCTAAGAAGATCGCACTCAACTCCGCTTATGGTGCCATTGGTAATCAATATTTTCGTTACTACAAACTTGCAAATGCTGAAGCTATTACCCTGTCTGGACAAGTAGCCATTCAGTGGATTGAGGAAAAAATGAACTCTTATATGAATAAGGTTCTTAAAACTCAGGATGTTGATTATGTTATTGCTATGGATACTGACTCCATTTATATTAATATGGGTCCTTTTGTTGACGCTGTATTCAAAGGGAGAGAGAAAACTACTGATGAAGTTGTCAATTTCCTTGATAAGGTCTGTGCGATGGAACTTGAAAAGTATATTGAAAGTTCTTACCAAGAATTGGCCGACTACTTGAATGCATACGACCAGAAGATGTACATGAAACGCGAGAATATCGCAGAGAGGGGCATCTGGACTGGTAAGAAACGATATATTCTTCGTGTGTGGGACTCTGAGGGTGTTCGTTATGAGAAACCTAAACTCAAGATGATGGGTATTGAGGCGATCAAAACTTCAACTCCTGCACCATGTCGTAAGATGATTAAAGACGCAATTGACATCATTATGACAAAAGGTGAGGACGATGTTATTGAGTTTATTGAAAATTCTCGTAAAGAGTTTAAATCACTAAAACCTGAAGAGATTGCATTCCCTCGCAGTGTTTCTGAGATCAATAAGTGGGTCTCTAAAAATACAATGTATAATAAAGGAGTTCCTTTTCATGTTAGAGGTGCAATCCTGTATAATCACTATACGAAGAAAGCGGGACTAGATAAAAAATATCCAGCGATTCAGAGTGGAGAAAAGATTAAATTTTTCTACCTTAAAGTACCCAATCCCATTCAAGAGAATGTAATGGCGTTTATTCAAGATTTTCCTAAAGAACTTGGATTGGAAAAGTATATTGATTATGACACTCAGTTTAACAAGTCTTTTGTAGAACCAATGAAGATTATTCTTGATTCTATCGGATGGTCTGTGGAAAAATCAATCAGTTTAGATAGTTTCTTTTCATGAGTAAATATGTAGTTACTTGGGCTCAACCAGGTGAATTATCTCCTAAAAGAAATAAAAAATTTTTTGAGTCTCCTTCTACAGCTTATTGGTTTGCAAATGAACTCAAAAAGAGGTATAATTGGGTGATATGCACAGAGTCTAAAAATTTGGAGGAATGAATGGATCTGCCTATTAATGATGAAGAACTAAAAAAAATTATTAGTGCTCTTGGATTTGGTGGAGACGCTGCTCTATATCATAAACTTAAACTAGTTAAGGAACTTCGTGAACAAGGACTTCCTTACAAAAAAATTCTTCGTGAACAATACGGGATGGTAGCTTAATGGATTTTTTAAAAGATATTGTAAAAGAAATTGGTGGCGAGTATACACAACTTGCTTCTGATATTGATGAGACTGAGACTTATGTTGACACGGGTTCGTACATCTTTAATGCACTGGTTTCAGGTAGCATATTTGGTGGTGTATCTGGGAATAAGATTACTGCTATTGCTGGAGAGTCTAGTACTGGAAAGACTTTCTTCTCTCTCGCTGTGGTTAAGAATTTTCTTGATACTCACCCCGATGGTTATTGTCTCTACTTTGATACTGAAGCCGCTATCACCAAATCTCTCGTAGAATCTCGTGGAATTGATACTTCTCGTCTTGTTGTTGTTAATGTTGTTACAGTGGAGGAGTTTCGCGGTAAAGCGCTCAAAGCGGTAGATCTATACTTAAAAAAACCTGAAGGAGAACGCAAACCCTGCATGTTTGTGTTAGACTCTCTCGGAATGCTTTCCACAGAGAAGGAGATTACTGATGCACTCAACGACAAACAAGTTCGTGATATGACCAAATCCCAATTGGTCAAAGGTGCATTTAGAATGATTACTCTAAAACTTGGACAAGCTAAAATTCCAATGTTGGTTACTAATCATACCTATGATGTCATCGGTGCTTATGTTCCTACTAAGGAGATGGGAGGTGGTAGTGGTCTTAAGTACGCCGCTTCTACTATCATATATCTCTCAAAGAAAAAAGAAAAGGATGGAACGGAAGTGGTCGGAAATATTATCAAGGCTAAGACTGCTAAGTCTCGTTTGAGTAAGGAGAATAAGGATGTTGAGGTACGCCTTTATTATGATGAGCGTGGTCTTGATCGTTACTATGGTCTTCTTGAACTCGGTGAGATTGGCGGACTTTGGAAGAATGTCGCAGGTAGATATGAAATTGATGGAAAGAAGATCTACGCAAAACAAATCCTCGCAAATCCAGAGGAATATTTTACTCCAGAAGTAATGCAGGCTTTAGATGAAATTGCACAGAAAGAGTTTTGTTATGGATGATTTCATCAAGGTCTATAATAATGTCCTTGATACAAAAACATGCGAAACATTAATTCACTTATTTGATGTAAGTGGGTACAAAGAAATTATCAATAATAAAGGCACACCGAACTTTACTCAACTGAATATTAATCAAAAACATCCAGAGAACATTCAAGTACTTTCTATTATTACTAAGAATGTTCTTGACCTTTACAAAAAAGAGTTTTCAGATTACACTAGATGGTATCCGCAGAGACTCTTTTTGGAAGAGTTTCGCATTAAAAAATATCATTCTCGTAGTCACGATAGATTTGATATTCATGTGGATGTTGAAGATCATGCATCTGCAAGAAGGTATCTAGCTTTCTTATATTATTTGAATGATGATTTCACTGGTGGTGAAACTGAGTTTCCTCATCACAATAAAAAGATTGTTCCTAAAAAAGGATCGGTCATGGTGTTTCCTCCAACTTGGCAGTATCCTCATGCGGGATTGCGAGTCAACAAAGGAATCAAGTATATTATGTCCACTTATTGTCACTATTACTAATGGAACGAGTTGAAACTACAATTCTCAGGAGTCTCGCTTTTAATGAAGAATATTCCCGCAAAGTTCTACCTTTCATCAGAACTGAATATTTTACCGACTACACTGAGAAAGTAGTTTTTGAAGAAATTTGTCAGTTTATTTTTAAGTATAATAAACTTCCAACTACTGAAATTCTTGGAGTTGAGATTGAGAATCGTTCTGATCTAAATGAAAATACTTATAAAGAAGTAACTGAATATGTAAGTAATCTAGATACATCAAATCTTGATGTAAAATGGTTGTGTGATACTACTGAGAAGTGGTGTCGTGATAAGGCCATTTACCTTGCATTGATGGAATCCATTTCTATTGTGGATGGTAAAGATTCTAAAAAGACTAAGGATGCAATTCCTTCCATCCTTTCTGATGCTCTTGCCGTCAGTTTTGATACTAATGTAGGTCACGATTATCTTCACGATTATGAGGAACGATACGACTTCTACCATCAAACTGAGGAGAAAATTCCTTTTGATTTGGAGTTCTTCAACAAGATTACAAAGGGTGGCATTCCTAATAAAACTCTCAACATTGCTCTTGCAGGCACTGGTGTTGGTAAGTCTCTATTCATGTGCCATTTTGCTAGTGCTTGTTTACTACAAGGTAAAAATGTATTGTATATTACAATGGAGATGGCTGAAGAGAGGATTGCGGAAAGGATTGACGCAAATCTTTTGAATGTTAATATTCAGGAAATTATTAATCTTCCTCGTCAGATGTTTGATACTAAAGTATCTAATATTGCAAAGAAGACTCAAGGTACTCTTATAATTAAAGAGTATCCCACTGCATCTGCTCATAGTGGACATTTCAAGTCACTTCTTAATGAACTTGCACTTAAGAAGTCATTTAAGCCTGATATTATTTTCATTGACTACCTTAATATTTGTGCTTCCTCTAGGTATAAAGGAAATTTGTCTGTCAATTCTTATTCGTATATCAAAGCGATTGCTGAGGAACTTCGCGGTTTGGCAGTGGAGTTCAACTTACCCATTGTATCCGCTACCCAAACTACTCGTAGTGGCTATGGTTCTTCTGATGTTGAACTTACTGATACTAGTGAGTCCTTTGGTCTCCCTGCTACTGCTGATCTTATGTTTGCCCTTATTAGTACAGAAGAGCTTGAAGAGTTGGGACAGATCATGGTAAAACAATTGAAGAATCGTTATAACGATCCTACGATCAATAAACGATTTGTTGTTGGTATTGATCGTGCAAAGATGCGTCTCTATGATTGTGAACAGAGTGCTCAAGCGGACATACTTGACTCTGGACAAGATGAGGAGTATACTTATGAAGAAAAGAAAACTGGACCAAAAAAATCATTTGAGGGATTTAAATTCTGATGACTAAAAATATTGACTTTGCAAAATACACTCATTTCGTAGATGCAGTGACTTCTGAAGCGTCTACAGATTTCCTTGCTCTTTCCAATCGTCTTGTGGAACTGGATGAGAAAGGTGCAAATATTGAACGACTTCTGACTGCGGGTGTTGGTATCAATGCTGAGGGTGGAGAGTTTCTTGAGATTATTAAGAAAATGATTTTCCAAGGCAAACCATTTAATGAAGATAACCGACATCACCTTATCATTGAACTTGGTGATATTATGTGGTATGTTGCACAAGCTTGCATGGCTCTTGGTGTTACCATTGATGAAGTTATTGCAGGAAATGTAACTAAACTTGAAAAGCGTTATCCTGGTGGTTCTTTTGATCCTTATTATTCCGAGAATCGTGCGGAGGGTGATCTGTGAAAACGAAAGTAGTTCTTGAGATGACTTTTGAAGAATCAAGCGAGGTTCTTATGGCTTTGATTGATGCTCAAAAGGGTTATGCTGAAGGTCCTACAGAACCAAAACGAATTTTCAATATTCGTGAAGTTCTTTTGAATCTCGATGAGGCAATGGAAAACTATATTGCTAACAAATAATTTAAGACCCTTCCATAAATATTTGGAAGGGTTTTTTGGTACTTATGGCAGACTTTAACAAAGGCGATTTAGCAGAAGCTATTCTTGCTGCAGCTGTGGGTGCAAGATTTAAGAAGAGATTTAAAGAATCTGATTTTGCAAACCAAAAAAGACCCATGGCGGTTAATGTAAATAATCTTAAAGCAGTTACTGTTGCCGATGTCGAGGAAGTTCTATCTCAAGTTGTTGCTGGTGGTGCCCAATACAGAGTCGCTGATTTTGATAAAAAAGTAAGAAAAGAAGTTAATATTTTTGATAATATTAGTGTTTCTGTTTCTATCCCACAAGCCTCTATGAATTTTTTGACTCAGAGAGGAAATTGGGCTTCAGTCAGTAACATTTTTTTGTCTGCAGTTGCTAAGGTAAATCAAGATCCACAATTAAGAACAAGCGCTTTGAATTTGTCAATAAATTTAAAAGAAGATCAAATTAGTATTAGAGGAGTTGGAACGGAAAATCAAAAAGGTACAAAGGTTGATCTTTTAGTAGAAGTAACTCAAGGTGGAAAAAAAGTTAGAAGTGCAACTAAAAAAATATCTCTTAAATATGATGCTCCTCAATTTGGTCAAGTCGTTGGCTTGGAATTTGAAAATTTTGGAAAAATCTTTGATCCATTGGGGTTAAACAATTATCAAAAATTTAATCAAATGTTTCAAAATGAGGTTATGTTGCCTTTTCCCGATATCTTAAGTAAAAGGTTTGATTCTAGATCATCTATTGTGTCCTCAAAAGAAGTTGCCGCTCTAAAAAGAGTTGCTAATGAAGTGTTTAGGGAAGTTGCAAGTCAACTTTCTACTAAGTTGAATGATGTTGGTTTTAAAGAACAATTGGCAAGATACTGTATTCAAAAAGCCACAAGTAATGAAAGTGGAGTTGAATTAGTTAAATTTACTACTAAAGGTGGTCAATATACGCAAAAATTTGGACAACAGTTCATTGATAATGTGAAAGCAACAAATTTTGATGTTACCTACGAATCTGGTGGATCTGATCCCAGGATTATTGTTCATGAACAGGGAAAAGGAACTGCAAGTTCTTCTAAATTAATTCAGTTTAGATATAGGACAGATGCTAGTGCATCTGATAGAACGGGAAGGAAAAAAATAGTCATGAGATCTTATGTTGAGTCTGGAGACCTATTATATAAACTCTAAATAAATAACTATAGGTTAAGGAATCCTAACTATAATTAATAATGAAAAATTTTAGCAACTTCCTCATAGAAGCTAGAGAGACCTCCGCATCTACCGAAGCCAAAAGACTTGGTTTGACTGGGGATGGTCATGGAGGATGGTACGATAAGAATGGTGAGTTTGTTGCAAAAACGGTTAAAGGAAAGTTACAATTTTTTGGTCGTGATAATACTCCAGGTAAAAAGGATTCTCCATCACAATCTCAACCTACATCAGTTCAACCACAACCCGTTGTACCTCAAGAACCTGCACCTGTTCCACAAGAACCTCAACAAACTGCAGCATCACAACAACAAGTTCCACCAGAACAACAACAAGAACCTGCACCAGAAGAAGTACCTGCAGAAATGCCTGTTCCAGAAACGCCTGGAGTTGTTGTAGTATTTGGTAGATTTAATCCACCAACAATTGGACATCAAAAACTTCTTGATCGTGCTGCAAAGGAAGCGGATAAGAGAGGTTACGAATTAAGAATTTATCCATCTCGTTCACAAGACGCGAAAAAGAATCCTCTGACTCCACAAATGAAGATTTCTTATATGCGTCAGATGTTCCCTGATTATGCAGATAGTATTGTTGATGATAAAGGCGCAAAAACAATCTTCAATGTCTTAACTGGTGCAAATGAAGAGGGTCATAGTAATATGATCATCATGGTCGGTCAAGATAGACTTGGAGAGTTTCAAGGTTTAAGTCATAAGTATAATGGAGAACTTTATAACTATGATCAACTTGAAGTAGTTTCTGCTGGTGACAGAGATCCAGATTCTGATGATGTAACCGGAATGTCTGCATCTAAGTTGA